CCCGACGTCATTATCGAAGACGAAAGCTCCCAATGCTCAGACCAACTCTACCAGGCCATCAGGCCTATGATGGCTACATATCCTGACTGCAAGTTTGTCCTGGCATCGACTCCGTTTGGGCAACGCGGCCATTTCTACAAGGTCGCCAATGGCAACAGCTCTGCATGGCTCCGGCTGAAGGTGGTAGCTTCTGAATGCTCTAGGATATCTACAGCCTTCTTGGCGGAAGAAAAGGAGGAGCTTGGACCATACGTTTACTCCCAGGAGTATGAAGGCGAGTTCGTTGCGAGCGAGACGCAGCTTATCAGCCATGCGTCGATTCTGAAGGCAATAAATGACAACGTGGAAATTATAGAAATATGACTTATATTATTTCGCTCGATCCCGCCAAACTAAGGGACTGGTGCGCTCTTTCTGCGGTCAATATGCAGTATGTTGCGACAAAGAAGCGCTTCCAGTACGATGTCGTGACTATTGCCCGGAAGCAAGGCCTGGACTATCCCGACATGGTCAATTGGGTAATAGGGGTCCTGAATATGGCACAATTCAACGAATCTGAGCCGCCTAAGTTCGTTATGGATGCTACCGGTGTAGGGGTCGCGGTGTCTGACATGTTCAAGGCCCAGGGCGTCAGGCACCATGCTATCACTTTCACCAAAGGCAACGTATGCAAGCGAGAAGGCCCTAATATCCACGTCGGAAAGCCACGGCTTGTAGGCAAGTTCCTGGGGGCGTTCGATGCCGGGAAGGTGCAAGTTAACCCCGGTCAGCCTCTCTGGCCTCAGATGGAGCGTGAGATGCTCGCATTCAAGGCCGAAATGAAAGAGAATGGATATTCAAAATTCGAGGCAGAGGAAGGAGAAAATGATGATCTCTTGATCAGCCTCGCCCAAGCGGTATGGTATGGCGAGGACATCCTGAGGGGTGGCAAGCTATGATCTGTATACTCTGCGGTTGTGATATAGCCAATCAACGCCAGAAACCCATTCCTATCAGAACCATCGAATTTCAACCTTTCATCGGCAATCCGGAACCGTCCGCATTGGATTGTATTACTCATGCTGAATGCTGCCAAGAATGCTATACAAAAGTCCTGGCAAACAGGGCAAAAGCAATTGCCCAATATGGCAAAATCAAGGATATGAATCATGCTCACTGATCTCAGCTTCATAGCTACTGACAAGCCATGGCCGCCCGAGGATGGAGACGAGGGTGCCCGCCTGGCAGAGCACGCCTTCAATCGGGCAGTCTACAACAATCAGCATGAGGTATTCAGCAAGTACGCAGCCTATCTCAGAGATAAGGCAGACGATGACAAGAAAGTGGCTATCATCCTTGGTTGGGGCGAGAAGGCCACAACGAATTACATCAATCTATGCATTGGCGATGATCCAGACGTCGAGCTGGACGGCGAGGACTTGGACGACGAGAGGCCTGATGAGGAGGTGCTCATAGATGTCTCTCGATATGGCATTGGGCTCTATGAGCCTACAGAGGACGGCATACTAGCACAAAATCCGGAGAACTGTTATATTATCAACGTTCCTGGAAACATTCGCAAAGTCACGGAGTATGTATTCTTCCACAAGTTCACCGTCGAAAAGGAAGAGTTCATCAAGTTTACAATTCATGGCAAGGGCTACATTCAGCACCTCCTCTTTGAACTGGAAGAAGGAAAGCTTGGGGAAAGGCAGGACCTCACGACATTCCCGGCCTATGCGGGCATCGTTGTGGACGGAGAGGGCAAGCAGCTTACTGGCGTAGAGGATATCCTAATCATCCGGGTAGATAATGCCCTCAGCTCCGAGCGGCGCTATGGGCGGTCAGATTACACTCCCTCAGTGGTCTCACTCATCGAAGCACTCGATTTGGCATTCGCTCGCCGTGAGGAGGTCCTTGCAAAGTTTAGCCGGCCAGTATTCCAGGCTCCAGAGAGCGCTTTCAATCACTTCAATCACGCAAAGCAGGTTTGGGAGATCCGCCTGGACGAGCCTATTCTGCTAGAGCCCGGATCCCTTCGTGCCGAGTACCTGACATGGCAAGCCGAGCTAGGTGCCGTCGAGAGAGCCATAGAGGACAAGATGGACCAGCTTCTCAACATGCTTGATCTGGTGAAGACCGAAGAGGCAAATAAAGCAGAGAGTGGTACGGCTCTCGCTCTGAAACTGCAGCCCACTCTCTCCAGGGTGAAGCGCTTCGCAAGAGCGCTCAAAAAGGCTATCCCGAAGGTCGAAGCATATTATAATCAGCTCATTGACAATCCCATTGACATCGGAAAGATCACGGTAGATATCAGGAACGGTCTACCAAAAGATCAAGCAGCAACGATTCTGTTCGTCTCCACAGCATACGCATCCGGCTTCATGAGCCTAGAGACTGCGGTCGCTACAGCCCAGGACTATGAGATGAGTGATGATCCTGATTCGCCCCTGCAAAAGGAAATTGCCCGGATCAGGGGCGCGGAGCAGGCACAACAGCAAGCCGCACCGGAAGCGCCACAGATCACGCTGCCGCCCATGAACGAAGGATTAAATCAGTAACAAGCGACACGATACAGGGATGTAAGGGCAAAGGCTGGCTTTTAGTCACCTTATGTGCAAGTTGCCACGGGAAGACTTGCCATGAACGATGGCATTGGTTTGCGCTCTTGATCAATCATTGGGCAATTAATCCAAAGATCAGTTTCGACACGGATTTGCATGGCTCCCTCTCCTTTGAACGATGCTCAAGCCCGTCGCTTGATTCGGCTTTATGACGAAGGAGAAAAAGAAATACTTCGAGAAGTGAACCGACTTCTCTTGAAATCACCAGAATCTTACAGTTTAACATGGCAGAAAACCGTACTGGCCAGGGTCCGAGAGATCAGATCTCAGCTCCTGGCAGGCGGGAAGAAATGGACTGAAGAAGCCGTGCCTTCCAGCTACCTGGAAGGTATGAAGTGGGCGGACAAAGACCCTCTTTCAGGCAATGAAGTCCTCGCGGGTTTTGGAAAGATCCACACCGAAGCAGTAAATGTTCTTGCAGAAAACACATACAGCCGATTGGTTGACGTTGATACCGTCGTTGGGCGAAAAACTGAGGACATATTCAGGCAAGTTGCTCTTGAGAACGTCCGGGGCTCTGTAATCGGTTATGAGACGACCAAGAAGGCCGCAAAACGAATCAGAGAAGAGCTTTCCAGGCGTGGTATAACCGGATTCACTGCAAAAAATGGGGTTGAATGGGATCTATCCAGATACGCCAAAATGCTTGCACAAGAATCGACAAATCAGGCATTTCGCGCCGGGACGATTAATAGATTTTTAGAGAAGGGTCACGACCTCGTTAGGATCTCCAGCCATTCCGGGAGCTGCGAGTTATGCCAGCCCTGGGAAGGCAGGACTCTGAGCCTGTCCGGTGGAGACAAGGACTATCCGCCACTTGACGAGGCGCGCGGGGCTGGCCTGATGCATGTAGGGTGTCTGCATGTGATCAGCCTGGCACCCGAAGAAAAGGATCGCTTCATAGGGCGATTGCAAGGCAAAGAGGGCGAGACTGCCAGACAGGCGGAAATAGACCGCCTGGCCGCTAAGAACAACGCTCGCCAAAAATCATAATCATCTTTTCGCTATCACAAGCCAACGCCGGGCTTAATCGGCGGGAGATCTCCACATGACCGAAAATAATCCAGCGGGCACGCCTCCCGCAAACGATCCAGCACAAGGCGGGCAACCACAACCACCAGCAACATCACCGGCACAGCCGGGGAACAATCCGCCTCCTGCTCAAGAGTTCATCATGACCCAGGAGCAGTTCAACCAGCGATGGGCAGAGAAGATGGGCGGTATCGAAAAAGAGCTAGGCCTCCAGCCAGGGGGGCTCAAAGACTTCGTGGCCACCCAAAAGAAGGCCAAGCCACCAGCACCTCCCACCGGAGAGACGCTTTCCGGGGCAGATCTCAAGATCGCTAGGATGGAAGCCCTCATGACGGCGGGCGTACCGTCCAAGCAGATCCCGCTACTTCTTCAGCACCTCAACATCGCGGGCAAGACTCGCGAGGAAATTCAAGCAAGTATAGGGCAGCTCATAGAACTCAAGCTGCTCACCATCGAGACCACACCGGCGCCCCAGCCGGGGAATCAGCAGGACGGAACGCCGAACGCCGCACAAGGCGCTGGGAATCCGGGCGTGTCTGGGACACCAGGAAAGAAGACCTGGAAGATATCCGAGATCGCCAGAATGTCATATGATGATCATATCAAAAACCAAGACGAGATCCTGAAGGCGATGAGCGAAGGCAGGGTCATCGAGGGATAATATGCCAATTTCAAATTTTATACCCGAATTCTGGGCATCATTGGTTCTGAATTTTGCGCGAAAGAACCTCATATATGCCCAGACAGGCATAGTAAACCGAAATTATGAGGGAGAGATCAGCCAGAGAGGGGACAAGGTCCACATCACTGGCCTCGGGGACGTCGATATTATAGATTACACCGATGGAACTGATATGGCAGACGCCGTCCCCCCAACCGATGCTGACACGCTGCTTGAGATCACGGAAGACAAGGCATTCCGCTTCCTGGTCACCGATAAGCAGAAAAAGCAGGCGGCAGGAAACTTCCTCACTCCCATGATGCAAAAGGCTGCCTACCGGATGCAGGACAAGATGGACCAGTACGTTGCATCTCTATATACGGATGCAAGCGCCGCCAATTTGGTCGGATCGGATGCTAGCCCCAAGTCGCCCAATGCCACGGCCAATGATGCCAGCAACGTCTTTAATCTTATTGTCGACTGTGGCCGGAAACTATCCGACTCGCTTGTGCCGACTAATGGCCGCTGGATGATCATACCTCCCGCCATGGAAGCACTCGCAATCAAGGAGCTGCACGTCTCAGGTGCTTCCGCTCCACAGGTCGGCAACACGATTGCAACGACTGGCCGAATTGGGCACCTAGCTGGTTTTGATTTATTCGTAAGCCACAATGTACCCAACGTGGCTGGGGCGAAGTATAAGATCCTTTTCGGCACGTCTGAGGCTATATCTTTCGCAGATCAGATAGCGATGGTCGAGTCTATCCGGCACCAGAAGCAGTTCGCTGATATCGTTCGCGGCCACAACCTCTACGGAGCGAAAGTGGTACAGCCGGACTATCTTGGTGTCATGACCTGTAATTTCTAGGTGATTTTATGAGAAAGATATTACTCTCTCTTCTGGCGGCCATGCTCCTGTTGGGGCTGGCCGGAGCAACGTATACGACCATGACACCGGTCTCCTTGACCGATCCAAACGACTGGAGCAGAATGTCGGCCGCATGGACGAACATCGCTGGGAACGGCTCCACCTGCAATTTCGCGGTAGATGGTGCATATGACTATTTCCTGCTCGTGAATGTCACTTCCTGGGACGTCACCGATCCAACCGTGGACGTCCTGAACGTGATGGCCGGAGATAACCCGCCTGCATTCAGGTCCGGCATCGGCAACCTAACCCTAACAATGGATGACATGCTTGGAGCCGGAACCGTGATTGTGGGCCCACTGGAAAGCGCTCGGTTCTTGAACAGTACTGGATACATAAATGTGGGGAGTTACATGGTCACGGGAAAGATGGCAATCCTGAAGGTGACATAGATGGCCGAAACCACCAGACAGTTCAAGAACACGCGAACTGGCGCGGTTTGGGAGGTGGCTGATCCAGCCACCCTCAAACGTGTTCTTGAATCCCCGCAGGATTACGAAGAAGTAAATCTGGAAGAAGCGAAGCCGGATAAATAAAGGGTGGTGTTTTATGGCAGTGGAACCAGGGGATCGCTCAACGGACACTCAGTATCTTCGAGACTTAGTCGCCAGCGCCGCCGCGGGTGGCGTCACCGACGCCACTATGCTATCCAAGATCGATGACATGACTGCTCTTCTCGAAATAATCGCCGAAGAGCTCGACACCCCATGAGCCAGGAGGCATGAATGGCAACTGGATCTTATCATTGCCCAGTGTGCGGAATTGGTTTTGAGGCAAGTATCCTGGTGGGGGCAGATGTCATCTGCCCCAATGGGCATACACTGCCTTATGATGTCGATCCGGGTGAAGATGCTTCAACTTGTGATTGCCCTATATGTCGAAAAAGGTTCAGTGTCGATCTTGTTCTAGGGCTGCCTGATTGCGATGAAGCAGACGAATCGGCTTGGGCTGAATATTACAATGAATCTGAAGATGGTGATTTTATGACATTCCTAAACCGCCTCCCTGGGAGGCAAGATGCCTATTACAATCGTAATAGGATGTGGAAAAACAAGGGCAGCAGCACGGCAGCCGACCGCAGGACGCTCGTATCCCCCAGCCACCTGATCATGAATGTCGGGGGAGCTGGGAACCACTCCTATGAGCTGGCGGCAGAGGTAGAGCTGGACCTGGACACCGCAGCCAATTGGGACGATTCGCAGTATGCTACCCCCGCCAATCGTGCCGGCAAGGACCTCTATGTCTATGCCTGCGTCCCCGTGAGCGGTTATGTGCCGGTGATATTACTTTCGGCGGCAACTACGTATCCAGCTGGCTATACGGCAGACAACTCAAGAAAGATCGGCGGGTTCCACTGCGAATGTGCGGATGTGGGCACAATCTCCGGCCATCCTCTCACCGGCTACCTGGCGGGAGATATCATCCCCAGGTCTTGCTGGGACCTTTCCCATAGGTCAGCCGGGTTGCAAGCCGGTATGGTCTGGGCCGGGAAGACGGACTTCGATACACTGGCAGGCCCTAAGATTTGGGTCGCCCTCTATCTTGCGAGCGGTACCGGGTCGAGCACGGCTTCCGCCAACGGGGCCACGATCTCAGATACACGAGACTGGATGAGTTTCGTGGACGACTTCGCGGCCATAGGCTGCCGGATGCTGGAGGACGACGAATTCCAGGCCATTGCAGCTGGCTCCAACGAGGAGACGAACATCGCCGGATCAGCCGATCCGGTCACTACCGGCGGCCATCTCGACACTGCGGGCAGACGGATGGTCAGCAACATAGGCTGCGAGGACTGCTGCGGCGCAATGAATCAATGGCTCAGGACTCAGAGCTATCGGTTCGATGGAGCCGCGAACCATACTCACCAGGTCGTGGTGTCTGGCGATCCGGAAACGGTGACCTCGGGCAATCCATCTGGCGATGTCGCCCCGGCACTCGGCTATTACGATCTGCCAGGAGCGAGGGGCAGCATCTACAAGCAAGGAACTTACGGCGATGTAAAGCTGTGTGCGGGCGGGAGGTGGGCGATTGCGGCTGATGCGGGTTCGCGGTATCGGCTTGCGACTTATTGGCGGTGGTATTCGCTTACGTCTCTCGGCGGCCGGTTCGGCGCGGAGCCCGCCTAGTCGGAAGTCGAGAGTTATGGTAACAACATCTGTTACAGGTTGGGCGAGTTAAGCTGTACGCAGGCGGAAATTGGACGAATGCAGCTAATGCGGGTTCGCAGTATCGGAATGCGAATTATTGGCAGTGGAATACGAATTCGAATATCAGCAGTCGCACTTGCACAGATCCAGGAAAAGCGCGGAGAGCAACTCCTGGCTGGACTCGCTAACCTTGTCTTAGAACAGGCAAAACACACAACGGAGGAGATGGGCAGCTAGTACCTGGCGGGAACGTTGCCTATCTCAAAAATCAACATG